TCTCCTGCACCATCTACAACGGTGTTATTTCCCTCCAAAATAAGTTCTTGATCTTCACAACCAAAACTCTTATATACTTCTATTTTTCCCTTCACTAGGTATTCTCCTGTGGGCTCATTCCATCTACCATTTCTACTAAAGAATAAATACTTGGAGTTGTTGTCCACGCATTTCCGTCAGGAGAATTACCAACAAATCCAGTAGTTACTCCCCAGTTAGGATGATATCTATAATTCAATCTACTCCCTCCACTAGCTTCAAAAATTCCAGAACTATCTGCTGCAATCCTAGTAGCATAACCATCTCCCAAACTTGAGGCTGCAATACTATTCAAATATTTGAAATAAATTCTATAGTCATCAATGCCTGTTCTAGTCACAGTTTCTGAGTGGAAAGTTCCTAGATTATCAACATATTCTACCTTGAATTCATCAAGAGTGGTGCGTTCTAAAGTTTTATCTATTATAGATATATTTTCAAAAACATAATCTAAAGTATTAGCGATACTTTCACTACCTTCAGAGCGAAGCATTATCTCTACAATATATCTTTGATCTGTTCTATGGACAAAGGCAGGTTGATAATCTTTAGGTTTAGGTAAGAAGTTCCCAGATTTTCTAAATTGTTTATTTCTAGTACTAAAAGGTAGAGTATAAGTAGTAAAGTTACTCTCTTTTAGGTCTTCAATAGAGGTTATGCCAGTAGAAGGAGGTACTTTAAAAGTATGGCATAAAGTATCTCTAACTCCATACTGAAAGGCTCCTCCCTCAGTATACCCATCTGTTGTAGGTCTAACTGTGTTATTCCCTGAACACGAAATCCATTCTCCATTAGCATAAGTATCAGAATATTTCCAAGATTTTCCAAATTGAGAGGTTTTAGATCTATCAACCCAAGACCAAAACATATTATTTTCTGGCATTGTGTGGACCCAGACCCCCACTTTAGCGTTAGGTAAAGCATCCATACCATATCTTGCTACTTTTATAGAAAGTTCATAATCATGGTCAGGAAGAAGGAGATTTCCTGATGTGGTAGTGGAACCAAAAGCAGATAAATCAAACCTAAGTCTCGCATAATTAAGAAAGGAGGAATCTCCACTACATTGAACATCCAATAAGCCTTTCCCTGTTAGGAATGGATCAATCTCTGTAGAATTCTCTCCATATTGAGCAGTAGTTCTATACATTTTAAATCTAGGACCAGAATCTACACTTCCTCCTATTATTTCTTGGTCAAAAGAAGGTATTGCATATCTACAAAATTCTATTCCACTAAATCCATAAGGATATCGAGCCTCTCCATCGCTACAATCTCCAGGCCACCCCACAACAAGCTTCCCAGCACAAGCTCCTGCACTACTATCAGCCCCTAAAGAGCTTATATCAGTATANCCAAGCCCCTGATAACCCTCCTGTGNAAAAGAAGAAGCTATGAAAGATACTGCTGACCCGTCCTTTGTTAAGTTACCATTATACAAAAGAGGTCCATAAATATGAGAGAATATATTTCGACCCCCATGTGCATTTTTCCCAGTAATTAAGTTAGGGGCTGTCCCATGCCGTCCAAATTCTTTAGCATACCTATTATACGCTTCCTGAATCCCTGACCCAAAAGTATAATCAGCATAATCATACCAACTACTCACCCCATTATAAGCACTATTAGCTAATGATTGTATGGGATCTCTCCAATAACTAGAAACTTGCCAGTCTGCGGATACGGACTTGAAATTTTCATAAGCATTTCTATACGCATCTTTTTCCATAGCACTATGCATGACTCTTATAATTTCAGGTAACTCTTCTCTTCTGACATATTGCAGACAATTACCTGCTGCTAAAGTACTTTTAAGTGGGGGAAGTCCTGCTCCCCTCCAAGGGAAAGTCCAAGAAGTATCAACCCCAAAGAAGTTGTTGTCCGATGAGCTAGTTTCACAAGGATGCCAAACAGGGTGCAAAGAGGAAACTGAGTCGTTTGTAAAGGTAGTTTGAAAACTACATCCTGAATAATTATAACCTAANGTTAATGCTCCTCCTCCTGAAGCNCCTGTGAAAATATCAAAAGTGGANGGAGCATAGCTATTAGGCATATTAAAACCAGTTCTATCAAAGAACCCGTTTCTAGGAATATTATTGTATAAATTTCTTCTTCTTAAATTATTACGAGGAACATAAGCCCCCTTAGTAGTATCCCCATTCCCATCTAATAAAACATCAGTAATAGAATCTACATATTTTCTAGAAACTCCAGTAGATGAAAGCCCATGTCCCAACCCTACAGTTGCAACAAACTCCTGCATGTTTACTCCTGAACCATCCCAAGCATTTACAATAGTGCTAGATGTTACTAAGTCTTTAGGATTATTAAATACAGTAGGACAAGCATATATGAAATTAGAAATATCATCAAAAGCTTCTAAAAATACCTTAACTCTGGGCATAGCATGTGCTGGAATAGTTTTATTAAGTCCTATTAAAGCATGATAAATTCCTAAAGAAGTTTGGGGAGTTGAAGATTTAGTAGAAAATGATTGGGAGGTTGCACTAAGATGCAGATCAAAGTGTGAAGATTTACCACTCCATAATGATAAATATTGTGCTTTTTTATTTGAAATATCATTTAGAATGTCTGTAAAATTAAAGGGTTGTTCAAAGCCAGATGTAAATAAATTAAAAGTATTTCCAATCTCTATATCCCCTACCGCAGACACAGAGCGTAATTTTATAAAATCTAGTGTTTGAGTTACATAGCTAGAACTAACATTTAACGATAACAAAGATGTTTTTAGAGTATTAGTTAAGGAATGTGTTATTGAAGCTCTTTCATAATATCTAATTTCTTCAAAAGGAGGAATATCATAAATTCGATCTCTATAATAAAACTTAAAAGAATTAGCTGCAATACTCCCATAACTTGGAAAAGTAGTGTCTCCTAATAAGAAATTAGTAGGATGAGCTTTCCATAAATCTCTTAGAACTTTATCTACACATCTTCTTATATTAGAATCTACACTAGACAAACTATAATCCGCAACAATACCGNNCCCATCGGTAACAGTAACTCCTGCTTCTAAAGCATCTTTAGTGGTCCATGTAGAAAAAGGATTGTCCTTATANCCCNCTTGATTAAAGTTAGGAGATCCTGTAGCTANAAGATAATAAATTAAATTAGGAAGATATGATTCATGAAGTTCATATAAAGAAGAAGATAAATTAAATCCAGAATCGCCAAAAAGAGTATTTAAAGCTAATTGTGTTGCCTTGGCAGTACCTTTTGCTTTATAAATTACTATAGCATTTCTTATTTGAGATCTCCACCTATCTGGATCACTTCCAATAAGATCCCACCCTATTAACTGAGAAAGAAAAGGGAGGTAATCATCAGGGCAAGAATCTATGTCATAAAGAGATTCCAACTTTTCTACACTAGAGTTTAAATCTTGGTAAACATATCCCAGTACTTTTATAAATCTGTTAAAAGGTCCTGCATAACTTTCGGCTGGTGTAAAAGTTCCTAATAATAAAAACGCTTCAAAAGCATCTTTTACTTTAAAATCTTTATTATCAGCGTATCCCTCAGAATATAAAACTCCTAAAAGAGTTTTTAATCTATCCAACCCTTGAACTCCACTAGTGTAGGTCGCAGTTCCTGATAAATAATCAGTAGGAATTAATTGTAAAGAAGAAACAACAGGTAAACTAGGATAGTTTCTCCACAAATATTCTTCAAATCCTTTTATCCCATCTAAAACACCTAAATCTTTTCCTAGATATAGCTCTGATAACTTATCTAATGCATAGGAGGAGGGGTCATATGTTCCAGGAGAAACAGAAGAAGTGTTTAAGAAGTAAAACCATCCTAATGAATTAATATAGTATTCATGCAATGCTTCTGGGCTACTAACTCCAAAAGCCGTTTGGGCAGTAAAGGAGCCGCTTGGGGTTGTTATAGACTCCGCTGGATAGTTTAACTTAAGAGCAGGGAGGAGGTTAGTCTGTAAATAATTTCTCCATTCAGCACTCGTATCAAAAGCGTCTAATTGAAAATTAAGAGGATCTAAAATATCNCTTTCAAAAGTAAAGGGAGTAANATTNGTTAACACATTTTGCTTAACAAAATAAGGATAAATCCCTGAGATAGTATTTATGTTACTAAAATTAGCGGTAGCAGAGACAGGAATAAGTCTAGAAATTGCATAAGCAGCATCTATGTTAGTTTTTAATAAAGAATCAAGGGGATCAATCTCCATACCACTTACTTCAAAATCCCTTATATTATAAATTGATGGTATTATTTTAGATAAGGCTTCTGAGTAGTTTCTTTTGAAGTAAGTTTTTTGATTACTATCAAAAATATTAAAATTAACTTGTTCCATTAGACACCTTTAATATTAATTACAACATTATTAAGTTGTATTATCTCATTAAATTCAATATAAATATCACTAGAAATATTATCTACAACTGCAAAACGAACTTTATCTACAGCACTAAATACCTCTCTCGTAAAATCTGAAATAATAAAAGGATCTTCAAAATCAAACTTTTGATTATTGAAATACTGTAACACAGCATCTCTTGTTTGTGCTTTTATTTCTTCTTCTCTAGGAAGAAGATTTTTATCTACAGAAACGGTCATAACTAAATCAAGAGATCTCACAACTCCATCTACAATTACAATCTCATCTGTGAGCATTTTCTTTTCTTGTAAATGAGATAATAATTGCATCTTAAAAGAAGTAGTAGCTTGCTGTAATTGAATATCACTTGCTCTTTCCAGCACATACACATCTATAGTATTAGCTGAACTATACGCTTTCCTTACGGCAGCAGTTACTTTTCCAATAGAGCCATAACTTGAGATAAATCTAGAAGCCCTTGCTACATAATCTTCCAGAGTTACTAACCTATCTTGAGATTTAAAGAATAAAGGAGCCCATTTTTTAGCATGATCCACGCTTTCAGCGTTAGAACCTCCTGTGGCTAAAGAAGTATTTTCAACTGTCGCTGTTAGGGTATTAGCAGAATCCCCATCTATTTCTACAGTAGCTTGTGCATTAATATAACTTTTCTGCACATTTCCTCTAGTACCTCCTCCAATTCTATATGCTACTTCATAAGTCGAGCCTACTGGAGGAGAAATTCCTGCAACCCCGTCTCCAAAAACAATAGTGCCNCCAAAAGATTCNTTTAAATTAGTTTGAAAAATCTTATCAGTAGNTCCTGAAGCAAAAAAGATGCTCTCTACTTGTTTAAANGATCCTGAAGCATTTGGAACACCAGGAGCATCAATAAATACCTGAATACTTCCTTCAATAACTGGGCTTTGATTAAGGGTTAAAGATTTTATACTATCGTAAGAAGTAAAAGTTCCTTTTTGTACAACGAAAGCACCTTCTAATAATGCTACATTAGTCCAAGTATTTGCAGTTGTTGGATCATTGGCTTCCGCTTTGTTTAGATATACTGTAGAATCGGAATTTGAAGCTACTATTCTTCCCGCTGCTATTTTATACATAGTATAAGTTAATTGACCTCCATCTTCAGGAGAAGCTACTGTAATAGTCCTACTAGCTGGGGGAATTGTTATAGCATTTTCAGCAGCCCCTAACGCTGTAGGAGTTGTAAGTTGGGCATTAGCAACTGCTGCTAACGGTCCTCGCATTCTTACTCCAACTAATTCTAGTAATTTTTGTACATTACTCCTATTCCTAGCTGTAGCTAAAAAGCTTTCATTAGCTAACATATCTGCTTTTAAAGAAAGAACAGNNCCCATATATGCTACAACTTCTACTAACATTACCCCTAGATCAGTCTCAGAAAAATTTTGATAGTCTAAAGGATATACGGCTTTAATATATTCTATAATTGAATTTCTAAGAGAAAGAAAATCAGAAGAAGCATAATCAATTAAAGTATCTTTCCTATCATCAGGAATAATTACTTTTTTCATAAAGTCTGATGTGACTGCCCCTGTAAAATTGGCTTGGCTCATGTTACTGTAACTCCTACATTGAATGGTGTATTATTTAGTTCTTCAGCAGACACCACCAAAAGAATGTCTAATCCCCTTCCTCCTTCTACATTTACTGTGTTAGCTTCAGTTATTGATAGTTTTATTACTGTAAGGTTAGGCATAAAAGAAGCTATCGCATTAGTAACTTCTTGTTGTATTTCTATAAATAATTCTTCTGTTAACTGTTCAAATACAAACTTNCGTAACGACATNCCAAATTGAGGAAACATAACTCTTTCTCCTTTTTCAGTAAGAATAAGTTGTTCTAGATTATTTTTTAATAGAGTTATNCCAGNCTGTTTTGGATAGTCCCCTCCCCCTTTGCCTTTTCCTGTGGGGAAAGCAAATCCATATTTTTTCTTACTTCTAGAAGTTAAATCTAAAGTAATTTGTTTAGGAGGTTTTACTCCATAAAGTGTTGTGCTTATTTCTGCCATTAGATGCTTATATTTTTAAAGTAAGGTGACTGAGTTCTATAATTTTTATTTATATCCTTAGCTGATAATGATCTATTGTAAAATTTTGTGCTTCCAACAAAACCATTTAATCCACTAGTCTTACCATGACACGAATTCATAAATCCGTTAGCAACAGGAAGATTAGAATCTCCTTCCCATCGTAATAAACCGTCTGTGTATCCTCCTCCTAATATCCACGGAGTAAATGGGGCTCTGTCGTTTAATTTTGGTCCATTAGTAAAAATAGCATTTTGAGTAGATGTTACATTGTATGTAAAAGAATTTAAACTAGAATCAAGAGCGTCCCTGTTATAATATGTTGGTAACGCTAAGAAAGAATAATCAGTAAGGGTTCCAAAAGCACTTTTTATACCAGATGCTCCCATTAATACTCCATCTAAATATATTGACATTGTATCAGAAGAGGGATCAACAGTATAAACTATATGCATAAATTGTCCTGAAACATCATTAAAGGACTTTCCATGAGATCCTGTAGTGTCCATATCAATTTTCATTTTAAACATATCAGAGTTATTAATACAGTAATCGGGGCTAATAAATGAAATACCTGAACTGTTATAAGAAGTAGTGGGAGCAGCAAAGAAACATCTATTTTCAACAGGGTTATCATCTTGATCATTACTTATAGCTAAATTATTAACTACCTGACGATCTCTACTAAAGCCCATTAAGAATCCCCTTACATGCTCATTACCAAAAGAGTTTTCTATTTTTTCTCCCGATACGGCAATGTCTTCATTAACTCCTCCATTATTTTCAGAACCTAATAAAATTCTATTAAAGGTTCCAGGACCCCACTCACCATCAGGCTCAGAATAATCCGTACTAGAGGTATTTATTCCTGGAACATGTACCCAACTTTCTACTGTGCCTCCCTCCATTCTATAAAATAAATCTCTAAAATCAGGGGAGTCTGGTAATCTTACAGCTTGTCCTAAAGAAGTTGTTGTTC